TCCTTCAATGTCTTATCGATATTTGATAGGCACCACTGGAAAGAACCCGACGAGGACACAATAAGTATTGCCCTTTATCACGGAGCCGTTATGGGCTCTCGAACCGGAACTGGCTGGGCAATGGAGCACGGTGATGATGACATCTCTGTATTCAAAGGTCATGACTTTGCAATGCTTGGAGATATACATAAGCCACAAATTCTTGATGACGAAGGTCGAGTACAATACGCTGGTTCGACAGTTCAGCAAAACTTTGGTGAGTCGGGCAAGAAAGGCTACAAGCTCTGGACAATCAAAGACAAAGATAACTTTGACGTGGAGCACGTGGGGATACTATCGCCGAGACCATTTATAACAATAACGCTCACGCAAGGTGGAGGTTTACCAGATGGTGCCTATATTCCTCGTGGCTGTAGGTTGAGATTAATTGCAACTTCTAGCTTACCTTCGAACAAGATAAGAATAGTTACAGAGTATTGTAAAACAAAGTACAATCCATATTCTGTATCATTTGTGAACAAATCGGAGGACTCTGCTTTAGATTCCCTGATGGGATCAAGTAAAATAGAGAACATGCGAGATCTTGGTGTTCAAGAAAAATGGATAAAAGAGTATCTCAAAGACTTTAACTTAGAACAAGAAGTAATGGATGAGATTATGGAGTTGAATACAAAGTTCAACATGGAGGCAGAAAGAAATGAACAAGTTAGTAGAAATGTTATTTGGAATGTTAAGGAAATGCGCTTTGACAATTTATTTAACTATGGGGGAGGTAATTCTGTGGATTTTTCAAAAGTCTCTGGCATTGTTGGAATATTTGGCAAAAATTACAGTGGCAAGTCTTCTATTATTGACTCTCTACTTTTTGGTCTTTACAATACCACGTCTAAAGGCGAGAGGAAGAATGTTCACATCATCAATCAAAACAAAGAGTCAGCGTCTATCAAATTGGTTTTCAATGCAGCAGGCCAAGAGTATAAAATATCTCGGAATCTTAACAAAGTTAATAAAACCGTTAGAGGAAAGAAAACCATTGATGCCAAAGGCGATCTTGACTTTACAAACCTCACTATTAATGAGTCATGCAACGGAGACTCAAAAACAAATACAGACGCAAACATCAGAAAAGTTATCGGATCAATCGATGACTTTATGATCACGTCGATGGCTTCTCAATTGGATTCTTTATCTTTTATCAAAGAGGGATCAACAAAGCGCAAAGAGATACTTGCTAAATTCTTAGACCTCGATCTGTTTGATAAAAAGTTCAAACTGGCCAAAGCAGCATGCTCAGATATATCAGCAGTCATTAAAAAGATGAAAGCTAAGAACTATACGGGGCAGCTCATAGCAAAGCAAGAAGAGCTTGAAGAAATTAAAGAAGATATCGAAAGGCAGCAAGACCTATGCGCAAAGTTTACCTCTAGGTATGATGAATTATTGATTGATTTAAATGCAATCGAAGAAGAGCTGAACTCCAGACCAACGGAGATAATTGACGTAAAAGCAGTAAAAGATCTTATAATTTTAAAGAATAAGGATATCAAAGCTGCTCATAGTGACATAGTAGCACTAAAAGAAGTAATAGAGAAAAATACCGAAATTATAGCAGAAATTGACACATTCTTGGGGGCTCTTTCCCAAGACCGCCTAGAGACTCTTGAGAGCAAATGGAGCTTGTGGTCCTCAGAGAAATCTGATTTGATGACAAAAATAAATCAAAAAGAAAGCAAACACAAAAATGCTTCTAAAA